CTCCAGACGTAAACATTCCATTTGAACACATTGATGATGAGTTATATGGAACAAGTCCTGAAATTTCAGAGCAACCAGCCTTAGAGCAGACGTATGGAAATCAACATTGATCCGGTAAGCAAGCCCAGACAAACTCGATCCGATGTCTGGAAAAAAAGGCCAATAGTAATGCGCTACCGGAAATTTGCTGATGATCTTCGTTTGGCTTGTCAGTATGAAGAGTTTCATCCAAGTAACGAACTGGTCATGGAATTTTATATAAAGATGCCTAAAAGTTGGAGTAAGAAAAAACGTAAGGAAATGAATGGGTTAGCGCATAAATCAACTCCAGATATAGATAATCTCGCCAAAAGCGTGATGGATTCACTGATGAAAAATGACGCTTGTGTTCATTATCTAAAGGCAAAAAAGTTCTGGGCTGAAGAGGGTCGCATTGTATTAAAAAACAGAGAATAGATGTGGAAAAAATTAACACCAAAATGTGCAGACAACAGCATGGACACATGAGTTTAGTGGAATCCATTTCAATAGAACTTGAGAACAAAAGTACATTTGAGATGCTGGAAGAATGGACTGGTAAGAATGATGGAGAGATAACAGAACAAGATCGAATCTATATTAATGGTTATTATAATTCTGCACCAGAAATTGATCCTGAAAATCTATATGGCAAAATCTATCGTAGCTCAATCTGGTACGAATGGAATGCTGAATATTAATGTGACAACTCAAGATCATTCAACAGAAAAGCGGTTAACCTGACCAGCAAAGTAGTTGCATCTCAGAGTTGTCACATATCCTAAATTGATAAATGAGAATTACTAAAGAAATCCTCTGGTTAGCAGAGAAAAGGATAGATGATATTCCTATCCTCAAAGATTCGATCAGAGGTAAGGAAGCAAACCTTATTGGATCAATTGGAGAAGTCCTGTTTGAAAGGTTTATCCAAGAAGAAGGACTCACTCTGGAAAAAGAAACGAGAGAGAAGGAAAAGTACAATCACGATTTTGTAATTGAAGGAGAGTTCACAGTGGATGTTAAAACGAAAGATCGGAGCGTTGTTCCGAAAAGTAATTATGACTGCACTGTTGCTCAGAAAACTTTGGATCACCAAGACCCAGATTACTTTTATTTTGTTTCACTACTAAAGAAAAGAGGAGTTTTTACTGATGGGTATCTACTTGGAGCAATTGATACTCCGAATTTATACATAAGAGGAGACACATGGAAGGAGGGAGACATAGACGCTAGGAATGGTAAACGTATCAGATTCGATTGTGTCAGTATCGAAATCAAGAACTTGATCGGCAATGATGAATTTATAAACAAGGTACAAGGAGCAAACGGATGGATAATGTAGATGATCAAGAAAATATAAGGAGAATCCATTTCCTTGAATTAATAGAAAGATTGAAAAAGAAATACATGAAAGAAGGTTTGTCCGAATTTGACGCAAGAATGAAAGCGGTTATGTCTGATGAATCTCTATCGATGGTATATCCAAATGGATATGATGAGGAATTTATTTCACAATTAAGAGAAGCAAAGGAGAGTGATGGAACAGATGGAAATGGAGTTGGGTAATTTTAAAGTCCTACAGGCAATTCGGAGGTCACAAGAGAAAAGGAATAAGGAAGCAAGAAAGTCCTTCTTCCGTTTTATTAAATTTAATTTCAGGAGGGAGAATGGCAGTGGTAGTTCTTAATCAGACAGAAATGATGAATAAAATCAGAAACTCAACTGCATCTTATAAAAGAGAAGCAGATCAAATAGTGAGGAGTGAAGGTCTCGGAGGAGCCGATGCTTCTATTGTTGAGGGTGTTAATCCCTTTAAGAATAAAGTTGAACTCTGGGAGGAGAAAACTGGTGTAAGGATTCCTCCAGATTTGAGTGACGTTGAAAAGATTAAGTGGGGTCTTCTCTTGGAGGACATCATTGCAAAAGAATATGCAGATCGAACTGGTAAAAGAGTCCGTAATGTTAATCGCACTTACAGGCACAAAGAGTATCCGTTCCTGCAAGGTCACATTGACAAGAAAATAGAAGGTGAAAATGCTGGAGTGGAAATCAAGAATGTTGGTCTGCGACAAGCAAAGTATTGGAACAAACAACCTCCCATATATTATGAGTATCAAGTTCTGCATTATCTAGCAATTACTGGGTTCGACTACTTTGATGTGGTTGCTCTTGTTGGAGGTCAGGAATTGATGATTCATACAATTAAACGAGATGAGGAAAGAATCGAGAAGTTAGTCAAGAAGGAAGTCGAGTTCTGGAATGAATACGTTCTCAAGAAGGTTCCTCCAATGCCTGAAACTTCAGGAGAATGTGCATCCCTGTTTCCTATTGGTACAGTCGATAAAGTTGCATACCTCCCAATTGAAATGAATCATGTCGTGGAGGAATACCACAAGGAAAACGAAATATACAAAGCATCTGGTAAAAGACTCGATGCTTTAAAAACTCAACTCCAGAATAACATGAAAGATGCGTCTGTCATGGAAGATTCGGAGGGAGAAAGAGTGGCTACTTGGGCTACTCAAACAAGGTCTGGTTTAGACCAAAAACAAATGAAAATTGATGAACCGGAATTTTGTGCTAAGTATGCAACAACTTCTACGTTCAGGAAATTTTCAATAACCTCAAAAAAGGAGAGCAATGAGTGAAAGTAAAATAACCCTTGACAGTATTGTTAAAGGGAAACAGGAAAAACCAGTACGTCAGGTTATATATGGTCTGGATGGGATTGGGAAAACACACTATGTGTATGGAGCAGATGGAATTATTGTCCTTGCTTTTGAAGATGGACAAAGTGAATTTGATGGTCAAAAAATCCCTCTGTATGGAAAAGAGTATGGATTCCTAGATGGTATAGATGCAGAAAGATTGATCTATGCCAACCATAAGAAGTTAGGTATCAAGACTGTTGGGATTGATTCTCTGGATAGGCTGGAGGAAAAGATATTTGCTCACGTTTGCAAAACTAATAAGGTGGATTCAATTGAACAGATTGGCTTTGCAAAAGGATATGTCTTTGCTCTTAATCACTGGCAAACTTTCCTGTCTGGTCTTGACTCTCTCAGAGCATTGGGTCTTGACATAATCCTAATAGGACACTCCCAGATCGTTAAGATTGACGATCCAACAACTGAATCCTATGATCGGCATGACCTGAAACTCGATAAGAGAGTCAGAGGTATGATAAGAGAATGGGCAGATTTTGTTTCATACGCTCAATTTGAAACTCACTCCTATAAGGCAGGAGAGAAGTTCGGTCAGTCTGTTTATAAAGCTACATCTACTGGTAATCGGATAATGCACACTGTTCAGCAACCTGCATTTGAAGCAAAGAGTCGAGTGTCAATTCCAAGTCCGATTCCTATGGATTGGAAAACTTTTAAATCAGAAATCGCAAAAGCGAGGAAAGGATAATATGAATCTTAATTTTGATAGTACGCAAATAGCAAGCAACGAGATACCTTCAGATTTTGGTGCAATTCCAGAAGGTAAGTATCTCGTACAAATTGCTGAAACTGAAGAGAAAATTTCCAATGCTGGGAATAAGTACCTCAACCTGAAACTCCAAATCTTAGATGGAGACTATAAGAATAGGTTTTTGTGGGACATAGTGAACCTCTGGCATCCAAAAGACAATGTGAGAGATATTGCTAGTCAGACTATGGCAAGTATATGTCGTGCAACTGGAGTCCTAAAACCCTCCACCTCAGAAGAACTCCATCACAAACCCTTAACTGCTTCAGTCTCACTTGAAACTGACTCCCAGTATGGAGATCAGAATCGAGTCAAGAAGTACCTCCCAAATGGTTCTGCTGTTACCTCTTCATCAACTGCAAAGAAACAGATGGAAGGAATACTCGACCTCCCAAATCGAGGTGAAGACCCCCCTCCAAGTACAGAAGCAATAAAGGATGACATCCCCTTTTAGACTTGGACACATTTAAAATTTGTGAGCAATGCGGTGAGCAGTATATCGCTAACCCTCATGCAATTACTGTTCAAAAGTATTGCTCACAAACCTGCAAAGATAAAAAAGCGTGGATTCGGTTTAAAGAGTCAGGTGATATTCGCAGGAGAAAAGGTGGATATAACCGGACTGTTTATATCCGGACATGGATGAAAGCTCGACAGTCAGACAATACTGCACCCTGTCACTATTGTAAGAAACGATTGCGTCCAGATAATTTTGTTCTGGATCACAAAGTTCCTCTTACAAAATTAACCTCAAGAGAAGAAATGATGGATGAATCTAATTTAGTTGTTTGTTGTCGAGAGTGTAATGTCATGAAAGGTTCATTAGATTATGACGAATTTATAAGGAGGATGAATGAATGATTTTATAGTGCTGTTTATTTATGCGTACCTTTCTGGAGTTCTCTCTGGAATTGCTTTCATAATTTTATGTTGTTTTATTTTAGCTCATAAAAATGACTCTGTTACATTAAAGAAAGAATAAATAAACATAAGGAAGAAATGGATGCAAATCTAAATGAAGAGTTAAATATACTGGTCTTAAAGGGAGAAGTTCCTAGTGATGTGTGTAAGAAAATTATTGATGTTGTTAAAGATTGGGAAAAAGGAACTGTTGAAACTCCAGAGCAAGAGATTAAAGGAGAACACAATATCAGAAAGAGTGAGATTTTCTGGTCGTATGACCAATGGATTTTTGATTATATCTGGAAATACATGGATGTCTATAACGAAATCACTGGACTGAGATACGATATTTCTGGTGTAGAAAGTATCCAGATTACTAAATATGAGAAAGGAGACTACTACGATTTCCACTTTGATGGTAAAGGTTCACATAAGAATGTTGTCAATGGAAAAGTAAGGAAAATCTCAATGACAATACAACTGAATGAAGATTACAAGGGAGGAGAGTTTCAGGTTGCATCGTGTAATCGAGGAGAACTTGTCACT